TACATCGGAAAGTACTGGGGCAACTGGAGATGTTTTAGATTTTTTAAAAGCACCAGGTGCCATCTTCTTAGACTTAGCCATTTACTTCATACCTTTTGGCCAGTTAAGTTTGCTTTTCATACTTCCACCACGGACACGATTAGGACGGGCAGGTGGTGTATTTTTAATTCTATTACTACTAAGTGAACCTATATAACCATATTGATAAGCGTTATCTTTTGATACAGGTTTGTTAGCAGCCTTAAGTCCACGCTTGTTTGCATTAGATGCAGATTTCTTTGCTACTGCTTTCTTAACAGCCTTAACAGCCTTGATTGGGTTTGCCATATCTTGTCCTTATCCGTATATGTCTTGCCATTGCTCTGCAAAGGCTTCGTCTAAATTAACTGAGAATCTTCTATCCTTCTGCGCTCTGGTTGCCCAGCGGTTATTGGCATACCTGCTTATGTTGCCAGTCTGTTGCATAAATTCCCTTGCTCTAAGCACGGTGAACCACAACGCCATAACACAGTCGGTTTTACCACGGGTATTAGGCTTCCAAGTTATTAACTGTTGGACTAGTGCCTTCAGACCCTCTGAGTGTTCCGTAGAAGGAAACTCAATAACGTTATTCTTTTGGAACTTCTCATCTCTAAGAGTTCCCATTAGCATAGACATACCTGCTACACCAAAGTTAGAATCCCATTTGTTCTTACCAGTAAAGTGAGACTCTAATCTACACCCATACGCAGCAAGCCAATTTCTTAAATCATCATCTAATGAGTAAGCCTTTTGGTGAGCGTTAATCTCAACTCGTAATTCTTGTGGTCTGTATTTATCAACCAATTGCTCAATGGCTTCTTGAATCTTTTGTGGTGTTGGGTCTGACATATTTACGCAGTCAAGAACATATATTCTGCTATCACGTCTGTTATAGGTAGTCACCACAAACGCGGCATTCCCGCCCATTGCGGGGTCAAACCCTATTATTGTATACCCCTCAATGTGCTGGGGATGTCCCACGGCACCCGCTTTCAGCGGGCCGCGTTTGCGTTGTCCATTTACACAACCTTGAACAATCGCTGGAGGAAATATATTATCTTCAGAAACATCTTCTTGTTGGTACACCAACGCCCATGTTGATGGTGTTACCTCACTACGTCTTTTGGCTAATGCTTTGCCGTCCCATTTCGGGAAGAATCCTTCTTCGTCAGGAACATCAGAATCCCCATCCCAGGGAGCATCCGACTTAGGCCAGAGCGTTTTCCAGTCCTTCGTGCTTTCCGCATATTCCAATACAGCAGGCATACCCATATAAGTAAAAGGGCTTTTACCACCAGACCAGTGTTTGGCTTCCCTGAGTTCTTTGTAAAAATCTTGCGGAGCAATTCGTGTCCCTACGATTAGTAACTTACCATTTTTACCCAAGCGGGTAATAACTTCTTTTTGTAGCCAGTTGATTTGTTTTTCATACTCGTGTGCGTTGGCTGTAGTAATGCAGTCATCAAGAATGATGAGGTCAGCACGGGCACCGTAAATCTGTCCACCCATACCAAGTGCTTGGATGGTTGGGTCTTTCTCACTTGAATTTCGGGCATCGCCCCCAAGGTAAACGGTATCAACTCGCCAAGTATCTGAGTCTTCCTTCCAACCCCCCTCTGGTCCAAAAGTTGTTTGCAACTTTAACCATCTTGGGTGGGAGAGTCTCTGCTTGATTGCGTACACGAACTCGCGTGCTTTGATAAGCGTTTTCGAAACCACTATGATGCGGACATTTGGATTGAGGGCAATGCGATATGTGGAGTAGTTTACGGTTATGACTGTGCTCTTGGCGTGCTCAGGTGGCACGTTAATTAGCAGACGTGTTGGGTCAGCCTTTTCGTAAACCATACTAGGGTGCAGCCAAGAAGGCTCTCTATCCTCTAGTAGGTCAATCCAATCCATATGGTGAGGGAACACCCTCTGGTTTAAAAATATCTCGGAGAACTTAGGGAAATCTATTTCTTCTTTTGGGATACCCAGAGAGGCAAGGGAAGCATCCTTTGCGGTCTCTTTAGCCTCGGCTAGGTCTGCGGCAAACTTCTTATCTCGTAGGCACCAGATTCGGACGGTGTCAGGTTTCTTCCCGCACATCTCCATAGCCTTGTGGACAGAGTGGCCTTCGGCCACCAAGGCTAGAACCTTAGCCTTTGCTGCTGCCATAGCCAGCGTTTTGGGGTTAGTAGTACCCTTGTTAAAAGTCATTAGTCCTGTCCCGTTTTCATTCTGTTACAGTCTGTTAGTAACAGGTAGTAGATACAGTCTGTAACGCAAGTTCCTGAAGAACTTGCTACTGTAAAAAATAAATAGTCTCTATATAGTATTAATCCGTCCAACAGGCCAAAACGGACGTTTTTGGCCTAACTATTTTTTAAAGCCTGCCCAAAAATAGTACAAAATAGGACATACTGGGACAGTGGTAGGGGATATACTTTGTACGGAAAAATCTTTTTGGTAGATACATATACTGCTTCTACTCTCCATTAAACATCCTGGGGTCAATATGAGTTGACCCTAGTCTGCTACCGCTACCTATTATACTGATTAGTAGCGTGCTGATAGGAGGACAGTCTTCGGCGCTTGCCCATACTTACTGGCGCCTCAGATAAGTTAAGTTCAGTATCAGCCATTCATTCCTTGTCAAGCGGAAAGGCTGCTTGACAATTCCCTTCTGGCTGAGGGTCTGGCTTTTGTAATCAGAAAGTATCTGGTTACCGCATGGGATTTTCCCCTGCGCTTAGTGCTAGGGGAAAAGTCCCCTAGTGTAAAGGAGATAATCATGAATAAGTTCTCATTTGAGAATGCCCGTGTTAACAAAGTCTGGGATAACAAGAACCGTTTTAATCTTGGTATCCTTGACAGCAGAGCAGTTGCTCAACCAGACGGTTCCTACCAATCCGTCTTCGTTGCTTCCCGCATCGTGACTACTGCTAACCCTGACCACCTTGAGTTCATCCGCAAAAATCTTGTGGATACTACTGACGCAGTGGTTAACATCAATGGTTATATGGAAACCAAGGCTGGCAAAAAGCCTGGCACTTGGTATGACAACCTAGTAATCACTGAAATCGCACTGGCCTAACAACCCAGCAGATGACATCATTTGCTTTGTCATCTTCCACGCAATCCTTCTCTTGCTCCCATGAGAATCCAGCCACTCAGTTGGATTCTCGTGAGGAGTATTGCGTAGAATGTAATCTACAGCAAGAAGGTTCTAGTTGCGAATCAGCACTAAACCTTCACGAGATTAATAGATGTGAGCAGGAGTCAGAACCTGCTCTATCTATAGATATACCTGATGAGAAAGGGTTCAACCATCAATGGACTAACCGTGATGATGAATTCCTTGAACAGGTATATGATATAACTAATCGCCTTCCAGGTTGGTTATTCCTAGGTAAACATATATATCCATTGATGGAACCAGATGAGATATCTGCGTATCTCAAACTTCCATCTTGGGCTACGATTTGTAATGACTGCCATTACCAAATCAATAAATATATGGGTTGCTTAACATGTAACACAGGCTATAGAAATCCCCAGTTTAACTACTGGATAGCCTAACAACAGGCAAGGTGGGGTTATTGCCTCACCTTGCCTACCAAAATTTTTTTATTTAACGGGACCGCAAAGTAGGTTCATTGGATAACTACGAGTCGAACAGGAGATAGCATGGCAAACAATGATAGAAAGAATGGCAAAGCCTGGAAAAAAAAGCCAAAAGTTCAAAAGAAAACAGGCAAAACTATTGACGGATATAGTCCTGCTAAATTGGCTATCCGTGCCAAGAAAAGAGGCATGTAATGTATCTAGATGTAGGAACCCTAATAGGTATTATGATAGCACTAGTAGGCAGCATACTTGCAATTGCCTACTCAATCTATATAATCAGACTACAAGACCAACACATTGAACGCTTAAGTAGAAACAACTACGACAGAACTAGGAGAGAAACCCATGCGTAGTCAGTCAGAACTACTAAAGATTAAAGAAGCATTTGCCCTTGCGATGCTTGACCTACTAGATGTATACGATGAACTGCTAGCCACAGGTAGAATCTATGTGGCAGATGACAGTGATGAGCCAACAGTAAATGACCTGGCCAAAAATCAGGAGGAATCTAATGCTTGATGAGAATACCCCAGTATGGGAGCACACCGTGTGGATTATGGCCAAGGTTAGATGCCGAACCACACATATAAATGTAGATACAGCAGGTGATGAAGCCCTTGATGACCCATCAGAATGGTATGTGTTAGAGTTTGATAAGGGTATCAAGCATAGCCAAGAGATTGTAAGGGTGAAATGATTGAACAACTCATTGCAGGTTCATACCTCACACCATCACAGTCCTGGACATTCTTACTACTCTTTGGATATATCACATGGAGGTTCATTAGATGAAGAGATTGTTAGCAGGGTATTTAAGTTGGCTACTAGCGTTCTTATCAGCACCATTCTTTCCCAGTCCAGCATACGCAGCAGCAGTGGCAACACAATTGCAGGCCAATTGTATAGACACATCTACCTGGACACCACGAGTGGCGAAGGCATACGCCAAAGCATTAATGAA